TAAACGCAAAGCTCAGGCATTCCTTTGATGAACTGTGGGATTCCGTACGCAAGGAGAGTTTAAGTGAAACCAATAAAAAAACTAAGCAAAACAAGGTTTGATCTTGAGGACGCGATCATGCGCCTGTGGAGCTCCGACCAGGACGTGGAGACTGTGTTCAAGTACTACTACGACCGCCAGGGGGAGGTTGACGTCGAGGAGATGGCTAACGCGCTGCTGGGGATAAAGCAGCTGATCCACATTCGCGGAGAGCTCGCGTTTGAGTTATTTGAAAGACTGATAAAGGAGGAGAAGCTATGAACCGCGAGATGAGAAGGCTGCTGGCAAAGCAGATGAAGCCCATGAAGGACCCCATCAAGGAGGCCCAGCGTGTCGAACGAGCCTCTGCCATGACCAAGGTCCTGATCAACCAGGCCCTGGGCAACGTCAAGGCGGCCAATACACCGCCAGACACCAGCAAGAAATCCAGGAAAACCAATAAATTTTTCAGGGCCATAATGGGTTGGCTTTTGCATAAGTAGAAGTAGGGCACGTCGGGAGACGCCCCTTTTTACACAACACAGAAAGGGAGAGCATGGAAGGCTTTAAGAAACTACCAAAGATGTCTAATGGCGGGCTACCCCCAAAGCCGCCAGGGCAAATTATGCCGGCTCCCGTTCGCCCGTTTAACCCAATGTCACCACCCAAGAAAGAGGGCGTCCGAGGGTCGGGTAAGACGCTATCAGAGCTCATGGGGTTGGACAAAAAGAAAGAGGGTGGCTCCGCGAAGCCCGGCCTCTATGCCAACATCGCAGCCAAGAGGGAGCGTATCGCCCAGGGCTCCGGGGAGAAGATGAGATCACCAGGGGACAAGGGCGCCCCCACCGCGAAGGCATTCAAAGAGTCTGCTAAGACCGCTAAAAAATAATGGCCGCAAAACAAAAGTACACGTTCACGCCTGATATGTGCGACAAGCTCATCGAGATGGGCAAGCAGGGCGCATCCCAGAAGATGATGTGGTCCGAGCTGGGCATATCCAAGGACGTCGCCGATAACTGGAAGAAGAAGTACCCAGAGTTTTCGGACGCGCTTGGCGTGGCCCTGGTCCACTCCCAGGCGTACTGGGAGCGTGAGCTGCTGGCCAACATAGGGAACCGGGCGTTTAACTCCAGGATCGCGGAGATAGCGCTCCGGGGCCAGTTCCCCACGGACTACAAGGAGACCAGGGAGCAAAAGATCGATGTCAAGGCCGACGTGGTCGTGGACTTCACCGGGGCCGTCAACGACCTGATCTCCAAATTAAAGGAAGCTAAAGAATAGACTTACGTAATTAAAGAATACCTTAATAAGTTAGTCAACTATTAAACGGGACAGCCCAAAAAGCTGTCCCGTTTTGCATTAGTAGTAATACAACTTAACCGTCAAACAGGAAAACAGACATGACCGCTCACGCCGTTCTATCCGCCTCCGCGTCCAAGCGCTGGCTAACATGTACCCCCTCGGCCCGTCTCGAGGCCACCCTTCCCGAGTTAAAAAGATCCTCTGGCAGCTTTGATTACAGCCAGGAGGGCACCATGGCGCACTCCCTGGCCGAGGCTAAGCTGCGGCACCACTACGGCCAGATTAGCCATGAGGAGATGAGCCGTGAAACTGAGATCATCAAAGCAACCCCCTACTACAATGAGGAGTTTGAAGAGTATGTGGACAACTACGTTTTATATGTACGCAGTCAGATTGGTGACGGCGATCGGCCGTTATTTGAGCAACGCGTGGATTATTCTGACTGGGCTCCTGACGGATTTGGTACTGCTGATGTCGTGGTACTGTCGCAGCACAAGGTTAGAGTCATCGACCTTAAGTTCGGCAAAGGCATCCCCGTCGAAGCCAAGGACAACTCGCAGCTCAGGCTCTACGCGCTCGGCGCCTGGAGCAAGTTCAAAGACGAGTACCCGGAAATCAAAGACGTCGAGTACACCATCGTCCAGCCCCGCCTCGACAGCATCACAAGCGACGGCACCTCGATCGCGAAGCTCGTCGACTGGGCGAACTACTTCGTCAAGCCAAAAGCCAAAAAGGCGTGGTCGGGCTCAGGCGAGTTCATAGCGGGTGATCATTGCCAATTCTGCCGCGCCAAGGCCACATGTAGGGCGCGCTCAGACTTTGTCAATGAGTTAGCGTCCCTAGAGTTCCGTGAGCCCGCGCTCCTCTCTGAGGATGAGTTGGAGTTGGCGTTTTCCCGATCGGGGCATTTGAAGTCGTATGTTAGCGATCTTGAGTCTTTCTTTACCGAACGGGCAATTAGCACGGGCAACACACCACGGGGGTACAAGCTCGCACCATCCAAAACAAACCGAAAGATAAGCGACGAAACCTTGGCCAAGGTGGTGCTACTTGACAAGGGGTTCAAGGAGGAGGATATAATGGAACCCGCCTCGCTTAAATCTATTGCAAAGCTAGAGAAGCTGGGCGCCAAGGGTAAGGTCGTTGGGTTGCTGTCTTCGCTCATCATCAAGCCCGAGGGAACACCAAGGTTAGTCAAGGACGACAACTCAGCTCAGGAGGATTTTAGGTGAACTATCTAAGCGTTTGCAGTGGGATTGAGGCGGCAACAGTCGCCTGGCACCCACTCGGTTGGAACCCCGTAGGATTCTCAGACATTGAGAAGTTCCCGTCGGAGGTTCTTAATCATCATTACCCCAACGTCACCAACTTCGGTGACATGACAAAGTATAAGGAGTGGAATCTTGGAACAGTTGACCTTCTCGTTGGAGGAACCCCCTGCCAATCGTTCTCAGTCGCGGGTCTCCGCAAGGGTCTCGAAGACCCCCGCGGTAACCTTGCCCTCGTCTATTGTGGAATACTTGACCACTTTAGACCCAAGTGGTTCGTTTGGGAGAACGTGCCAGGTGTCCTCAGTTCAGGCGGTGGACGGGACTTTGGTTCCTTCCTCGGGGCGGTGGCAGAACTCGGGTATGGGTTCGCATACAGAGTTCTTGACGCTCAGTACTTCGGAGTGGCCCAGCGACGCCGTCGTGTGTTCGTTGTCGGATGTCTTGGAGACTGGCGATCTGCCGCCGAGGTTCTTTTTGAGCCAGAAAGCCTGCGCCGGGATAATCCGCCGAGCAGAGAAAAGAGGGAAAAAACTACCCCCAGCTTTGCATCAGGCTCTGAAGTCGGTCATCCTTACACACTCAGAAACACCTTAACTGCGCGCATGCACAAAGGCATGAACAGCGATTGCAATGAAGGTCAAACGCCCGTGTTGCAACCAGTAGCATTCCAACAAAACACAAGGGATGAGGTTCGTTACATCAATGGCGATGGATCAATTGTTGGAGCTTTGGCTGCATCTGCTGGCATGAAGCAAACAAACTATTTGATGCAACCAATTGCCTTGGCGGAGAACACCATCGGTCGCCAACCACACAACGGCGGCAATGGAGATGGATTCACCGAAGGCGGTCCGATGTATACGCTCAACGCATCAGGCGTTGATGAGCGAGGCATTCAAAGAACAGTTGGAACCCTGTGCGCCGACACACACCCTGGAGCATACTCAGGCCAAGACGCCTACACAGGCAGGCTAGTGCCACACATTGTTGGCGCGTTAACCGCAAAGGGACCAGAGGCTATGGGAGCCCCAGAGGTAGACGGGCAACACTACATACCGGTGGCTCAGACGGTTTATGAGACGCACTCGGTTGACTCAAGGGTGAAGGAGATGGGAGATGTCTGCCAAACGGTGACCTCAAGGTGGGGAACCGGCGGGGGTAATGTTCCGATTGCCTTGGGGCCTACACCGTACCGCAAGTCCAAGAGAGCCCAAAGCGCGGACGATGACGAGACATGGGTCGACGGTGAGGTGTCAAACACGATCAACCTGTTTGACCAGGGTGACATACGAACCACGCACGCGGTGGTTCAGCCTATCGCGCTCGCGGAGAACACGATCGGTCGTCAGCCGCATAATGGCGGGAACGGGGGCGGGTTCACCGTTGGCGGTCCTATGTACACTTTGAACGCCACGGGCGTGCACGGCGTGGCGCAACCGATTGCTTGGGATGAAGAATTAAACGCAAGCATCAATATTTCAGGAACAATTGTGCGCGGTGGTCAAGGTGGCAGGCACGATGGAGTAGCGCAACCCATACCACTCAATTCCATGAACTGTTTCAGAAGTCCAGATGCATCTGCTAGTACTGGGTGCGGAATTGGAGAGGAAGGCGAAGCCATGTTTACGATTAGCAAGACGAATCACCATGCGGTAGCTCAGCCAGTTGCTCCGGCTCTAACGGCTTCTAATGACCCTAGTAGGTCTCCGCAGTCATCAGAGGTGACTCAGCAAGTAGCGGCGGTACACGCAGCATCTATGGCTGTGCGTCGACTGACACCTGTTGAGTGTGAGCGTCTTCAAGGCTTCCCTGACAACTACACCAACATACCGTGGAGAAAGTCTGACGAGTCACCAGACGGCCCGAGGTATAAGGCGTTGGGCAACTCCATGGCTGTGCCGGTGATGGCGTGGATCGGCCGTCGCATACAAGAGGTAGAGGCGCGATGAGCCCACATTTTTTCTTGGGCTTGGTGGGTCTGATGTACATATTCACCACGTTCTCATACTTCAAGGGTCACCGGATTGGCATGGCGATCGCCTTCGTGGGCTATACAATTGGGCAGATTGGCCTTATAATTGACTCCATTGAGATGAGCGGCAAGCAAGATTAGCAGTAACCGGGAAAGGTCACGCCGGTAAATGTGACCTATTCGTTAAACAGGAGCCTAGAATGGCAACAAAAAAAGAAACTAAGGTAGTGATTGGCGAGGTTCGTTTCTCGTATGAGCATGTGTTTGACGCGGTTAAGGACGATCAAGGCCGTGACAAGTTGTCTGTGTCTATCCTAATCCCGAAGAACAACACGGAGGCTGTTAGCCTGACAAAAAAAGGCATCGACGCAGCTAAGGAAGAGGGTAAGGAAACCAAGTTTGGCGGCAAGATCCCCGCGGTTCTGAAGGGTGGTCTGCGTGATGGTGACCTTGAGAAGCCGGAAGATCCTGCTTACAAGAACTGCTACTTTATCAACGCTAATACATGGAATCGCCCGGGTGTGGTTGATGCTGACTGCAACCCAATCTTGGATCGGTCGGAGTTCTACTCAGGCTGCTACGGTCGTGCGTCTATCTCATTCTACGCGTACGACAACAAGGGATCCAAGGGCATCGCCTGCGGTCTTAACAACGTTCAAAAGTTGCGTGACGGCGATAAGTTAGGCGGCGGATCGTCCGCGGCCGATGACTTCGCCGAATAAAAAGGAGAGCCAAATGGCAAAAGCAGATGTGCTAGACATTTCAAAGTTCTTTTCAAAGGATCACTCCTTCGCCGCGGTGAAGGGTGAACTTTCGAATGGTGATGACTTCTACCTTAACCTAACCTTCGGGGACGGAGAGAACAAGGTCACATACTTCATCAGCGACTTCAACGCAAAGGAGTCAATAAAACAAATGCAGGTCATGCAAGAGTATGTGGAGAAGAGCATAGAGTTCGTTCAGAAGGCGCTTAGTGTTCCCGTGAAGGTGGACGATGTGTACCCGGCTGTTAAGTGGTTTGATAGTTTGCAACAGCCAACCCCTGTAAAACCGGCTAAGAAGGCGGCAAAGAAAAAGAAGAGCGCAGTAAAGTAAGTTGTTTTGCACCGGCTGCCGGCAGAGTACCGCCGGCAGTTTTTCCCTAACACACCAAGAAAAGAACCATGGATCAATACCAAGAATACATT